ATCCGGTTACTATTGGGGAACTCAACACAACGATGCTATCCCGGTCAGCTATTTTACCCACTGGCAAGAATTACCCCAACCACCAAAGGAGCAAGACCATGAAAATTAAAAATATCAAAGCAGCTTATGTAAATAAAATTGAGGCCAAATTAATACAACAATGGAAAGAAAAGACAGAGTTGTTTGATAAGCTAGAACAGATAAAAAAAGAAATAGTTGGTTTAATTGGAAGTGGCCGTTGCAACTCTTATGGTAATGGTGACGATGCGTTCAAAATCAAGGAACATATCGACGGCTATAAACACTTTTTGCATCATGAGATAGGGGAAATTGCTAAAAAAATTGGCATGGAAATAATGAAGGACTTAAACCATGAAAATTAAAAAGTATATTTGTTATGGTGCGCCCGTGACAAGCATTAATGACGGTCAAGAGCACATGATTAGCGCCCGAAAAGTGGCTGAGTTATATAAGGTTGACCCTACCGAGTGTTACTTTGTTAATTGGGATGAGGGAATATTTCACGGAGGAAAAAGCGAGGATAGCTTAATTGGGCTATGGCCAAGAAGAAATGGAGATTACAATTTAGACCATGAAAATTAAAACGTGCTGCGGGGCGAAGCCTAAGAGTTTATGCAATGGTGTTTCCGTTTACTTACTTTGCCCTAAATGCCTACGCATGAACGGTGGATTTGATGAGGGTGAAGCAATCGAAAGGTGGAATAAAGGATACGGGGCTATAGAAACCAAATGGGCTGATAGCTATAAGTTAGAGGAAGAATGACAACAATTAAAAAGTGCTGCTTCAACTGCCTTAATCTGGGTATAGAGGAAGATGA